CCAAGGTCCGTAAAAGGCCATGGATCGTAGCTTGTACTCATAATCCCTCCCCAGCCTTGGAGGACTGGAGGAAGATTCGATCAAACCAAATTGATCGTGAGTACGACCGTCTTTCAAGCGATAGAGCATTTCTGCAATGACCCCCAAAAGGTTATTCGGAGATCTCACCCTCACGGGTGTCGCTTGGAACCTTAAGCCAGACACTCCTTCCCAACCGCGGTCATTACTGACCACGAATTGAGAAAGCTGGCTCTCGTCCCAGTTGCAGCGTAGACCATCAGAGTCTCCGGCGTGAGCCGGAACCCGACAGTTTACCGCAACCGAGCGAGGCAGCGCCTTGACAATTGATATCCAAGGACGACGCATCTTTGAATCACACGATAAACCATCTTGTGATCTTCGATGTGCCGCACGACGGATACCATTAGCGAGGCGGAAGAGAGTTTGAATCTCATTAAGGTTCTCTTTCTGAAAGAAAGGACGGACTTCGAGCCCATTGTAGAAGTCCTTGCCACAACTCTCCCGAAAAGGTCCAGACCGGAACGACTTGCTACTATTAGTAGCAAAGCCGCAGAAGGCCAAAACCTCGACGAGATAATCGTAGGCCAAGGACGGAACAATGATATCGTCACCATAGACTCGAACGTCAGAGACGTCCAAACCGAGGCGTCGAACACATGAGATCGCGAGGCTCCAGAAAATCAGAGTCTCGAGTTCAAATGTGAAACCGTTCCCCATAGAGGAGAACTTCTCATAGCGTAACCATTGTCCATCCAAGTACCCGACTTTTGATCGGGTAACATCCATCCTCTCGAACCACTCATGTGGTAAGAGAAAACGGACAAGTTCACGAGCAACAGTATCGCTCGCTGAGGATAGATCAATCGTAGCTAGAGAGCCGTCGACTGAACCCCGACGTGCCATGTCCTGGTTAGGGACTTGGTCATCAAGATCCAGTCCGCACTTAAGCCAAAGCCGCCTCCGTATCAGTCTACCTAGCCCAAGTTGGGCATAGATATTTATCAACGGTTCGATGGCAATGGTTCGGTGCGTGACAGCGGTTTTGGGCACGAAAGCAATACGGTTGCCTGGTACCAGATCCATATGCTCACTAGACACAAAAGGCCAAAAGCCCTCTGTGTCACAGTCAGTTACGGACCTCGCCCAATGGGGCTGGCTCTGTACGAGCAGAGCCCCAATCTCCGCCATGTCGTGAGACACTGACGGAGCGACTTGCAGCTTATCGTAAAGGGATGTTAAAC